GTGCCTGTTCTGATCGCCCAGCAGTGGGCAAAAGAGTGCGGTGCTTCTGTGGGGTCGCGCGAGCGGGCAAAGTATGCTAAAACGAAGCTGCAAGACGGCACTTGGGCGCGTCTGAGGGTGCATCAGAAATGAACTATTCGCAGTTCAAGGCTTATGTGGCGCGGTTTGTCTGGCGCAACGGGGACACTGTCTTCGAGGCTGACTTGGACAACATGATCGAAATGGCTCACGCCAGACTGAACCGCGACCTGCGCATTCAGCGCATGATTGTGACTGCACAGGCTCCGCTGACTGCTGACACGCTGGTTCTGCCTGCTGACTACAACGAGATGCGGACGATTACCTCAGACAGCCCGCCTGCTCCGATGCAATACGTCAGCCCCTATGAGCGCGAGCGCATCAAGCTGGCCAACGCCTCGACGTTCCAGCCGATCTACACCATCGCAGGCAACGCCATCTTCTTCGTCGGGCCTATGTCCGCGACGGACAATCCGCCGCGCACTGTGACCATGACCTACTTCGCCAAAGTACCTGACTTTGCCACCACGAACTCGTCGTGGCTCGCAGATGACTATCTGGACCTCTACACCTACGCTGTCCTGCGCCATACGCCTGCCTATTTGAAGGACGACGAGCGTGTGGTATTGTGGAAGAATGAATACGACGAGACCTTGGCCTCTGTCGTCAACGCTGAAGCTGGACGGCGGTTTGCGGGTAGCCCGCTTCGTCCCATGATGCCCGGAGTAGTCGCATGAGCCTGTCCAACACCTTCGAGACCACCACGCTCCAGTGGCTGTTCACCACTACGTCCGTCACGCGCCCGACCGCATGGTATCTGGCTCTGTTCACTGTCGCTCCCGGCGAAGGTGGCGGCGGGACTGAGTGCAGCGGCACGTCCTACGCCCGTCAGTCCTTCACGTTTACTGTCTCCGGCGACACAGCCACCAACGCAGCCAACGTAGAATTTCCTGTCGCTGGCTCGTCTTGGGGGACGCTAGTCGCAGTCGGCGTGTTTGACGCTCTGAGCGGCGGCAACCTGATTGCCTACGGCAACCTGACCACGTCCAAGACCATCGACACTGGCGACGTGTTCCGCATCCCTGCGGGCGATCTGGACATCACCCTGAACTGATAAGGCCACCCCATGACCGTATACCGCACAGGCTACGGCACGGGGGCCTACAGTGCCTATAGCTACGGCTTAGACGGCAGCATCGTCGATGCTGCCGCAGCCATTTCAGCCGCCACCACCACAACCGCAGCAGGACAGCGAGTTAAAGACGGGGTCTCTGCGCTGTCGATTGTCAGCACGACGACGGCTTCCGCTGTTCGCGTTAGGCAGTCGGCTTCTGCAATCTCGGCTGCGGTCAGCCTGACTGCTGCCTGCGTCGCCGTCAAAGCAGGCGCTGCGGCGCTGTCGATCAGCACGTCGCTGACTGCGGCAGGCCAGCGCATCCAGCTATCTCCTGCCGCGATTTCTATTGCTGCGAGCCTGACTGCGGACGCTACGGCAGTACGCCAAAGCGGCAGTTTGATCGCTATCGACACCTCTGTCGCGGCCACGGCGACCGCTGTTTATCTGGATAGCGCGCAGATCACGATCACCAGCGCGCTGACTGCGGTCGCCAACCGTATTCATATGGGTATGGCAGCAATCCCGATTTCGTGTATAGTTGCCGCAAATGGCCGTTTGCTATGGGAACCCGAAGACCCAGACGTAGAATCTTGGACTCCAGAAAGCTCTGATGTAGAGTCATGGACGCCCGTATCTTCTACATCTGACTCATGGGGCGCTCAGTCAGCAAACAGCGGGACTTGGACACCGATTTCGCCTGACGTAGAAACGTGGGCAGCAGAGTAGGGAGCCTGACTTATGGCAGATACCACAACTACCAACTATGGCTTGGTGAAGCCAGAAGTCGGCGCAAGTTCTGATACTTGGGGAACCAAGCTCAACAGCGACCTCGACGCCGTAGACGCCCTTCTTGGCGGCACTGGCGCACAGAAAGCCAAGCCGAACCTTGAAGGTGGGCTGTGGAAGATCGACGGCACTGCCGTAACCTCGACTGCCGCAGAGTTGAACGTCCTCGACGGAATGACTGCGACGACCGCAGAGTTGAACTTTGTAGATGGCGTCACATCTGCTATCCAAACTCAGCTTAATGCAAAAGCTCCTTCTGCGTCTCCGACGCTAACATCCCCAACTCTTGGCAGTGTAATTACCATCACTGGCGGCACCCAAAGCTGGACTGTGACGGCAAGCGGCACAAACCTGACGTTTGCTTATAATGGCACCAACAGGATGAGGATCGACAGCAGCGGCAACCTGACAGTTGTAGGCAACGTGACTGCATACGGGACGCTCTGATGACCCTTCCAGTCGGAACAATCTCAATGTCGCAGGTCAACGTGGAGCTTGGCCTCTCCGCGACCGCCACGATCAGCCTGAACCAATCCAACGTGCGGACGCTTGCTGGAGTGCCGTCTGGCACCATCAGCATGGACAACCTACGGGGCAAGACAAACGAGTTTGCCTTCACGATCTCTACCAATCAGGTTGACGCGAACCTCCGCACTCTCGCCATTAACGCAGGCTGGAACGGGACGATCCCGGTTCGCGCCACCATCAACGCGGGCGTGTTTATCAGCGGCTCTGTCCCCGGCAACTCGACGCCCGCTCTTACAATCAACGGCTCGTTCCCCAACGGCGTCTCGCTCATCAACAACGGCACCATTGCTGGCGATGGCGGGAATGGTGGGGCTGGTGGCGCGGCAGCACAAAGCACTTCCGGGACAACTGTAGGCTCCGCTGGCTCTACTGGTGGTCTGGCTTGGACCGTCTCCGTCCCCGTGTCGATTACCAACAATGGAACTATCGCTGGTGGCGGTGGTGGCGGTGGCGGTGGCGGAGGTGTCTATTGGGCTTGGACGTATGGAGCTAGCGGTAACGACGCCTTCTTGTGGCAACCCGGTGGTGGCGGTGGTGGCGGCAGAGCAAACGCCTCTTACAGCTCGTCTGGCGGGGCCGCTGGCTCGATCAGCGGCAGTGGCTCAGGTGGAAGCATTAGCAGTGTTGTCCAGCTTGTAAACGTAGCCGCAGGCGGCTCTGGCACTTCATCCGCAGCAGGCGCTGGTGGTGCGGGCGGCAGCAGGCGTGGCACTGGCGGCACCACCCGCACCGTTACTGGTGGCACGGGCGGCGCGGGAGGTGGCTGGGGCACGGCTGGCTCAACGGGCGCTACAGCAACAGCCAGTGGGAGTGCGACTGCTATGAGAGCTGGCGGCGCAGGCGGTGGCGCGGGCAACGCAATTTCTGGCAACTCTAACATCACATGGGTTACCTTTGGCACAAGACTGGGAGCCATAGCATGACGACGATCAGCTATACCTACGAAATCACCCGCGTCGATCCTGACGCCAAGGCGATGGACATCCTCTACACCTCGCCAGAATACGGCACCACGCTCGTCGGGGCGCGTATGCCTTGGGATGGCGAGACCGTCGAGCAGATCGCTCAAATGTACTCCCCGGTGCGGAACTGGATTGAGCGGACACTCGCCGTTTCTTCGGTGTCTGTCGGCGCGGCTGGCGACCTGTCTGTTGTGCTTGTCGCGCCAGACACACCTCCGACCAGAGACGAGCAGGAAGCTGCCCGTCGCGCTGCCTATGTCCTTGACGCTGACCCAATCTACTTCATGTCACAGCGTGGTGAGGCGACTGAAGCGGAGTGGCTGGCAAAGATCGCTGAGATCAAGGCTCGCTATCCTTACCCTGCGGAGTAAGTCATGAACGTCGAAATGCTCTGGAGCCTTGGCCTGTCAGCCGTGCTTGGCCTTGTTAGCTGGGTTCTCAAGAACCATGCCGACGAAGTGCAGCGCTTACAAATCCTGCTAAACAGAACACGCGAAGAATTGGCTAAGGACTACGTTACTCGCGCAGACGTTCATAATGACATGAACCGGGTCATAACACGCATCGACAACCTCGACACCAAGATCGACCGCATCTTGCAGGGGATGAGCAAATGAGGCTGCTACTCGTCCTCTTGGTCGCTGGCTGCGGCCCTGTTACTGTGTCCTCGGTGGCTTACACAACGGCCTGCCCCAAGGGAGACCGCCAGTGCGAGATCAGACAGAACGCGGAAACGCTTTACTACATGAGCCAAGAGGACGCGGCCAACGCGCTTCTCTGCTCTGGCGACACGCGGGACGTTATGGGTGCGCTCTGTTCTGTCTACTGACAGTCACTGCTAACGCTCAAGTCACGGGCGACCTGAACACCAACAGCGGCAACACCAACTCGACCATCGACAGCAACAACGTCTCCACCAGCGAGACAAAGAACTACAACGGCGCAGGCTCCTCGCCGTTCTCTACGCCTGTGCCGACAGCCGCCGCGCCGACAGTCATGGGTGGCGGGGGCAACGATAGCTGCCTCATTCCCTACCAGCAGGCGTTCCAAGTCAGCATCTTCGGCAGAGCCGAGGGCAAGATGGAACAAGACCCGGAGTGCAACCGCCGCAAGGACGCCCGTCTCTTAGGCACCCCGCAGGAAGCTGGCGGTCTGGGCCTACAAGTCAGCGGCATCTCAGTCATGTGCGAAAGCCCTGCGATATTCAAAGCAATGGCCTTAGCTTCTACGCCTTGCCCGATCTACTCCATCGCGACAGGCAAGTTGCTGGTCGGTCGAGAAGGCTATCTCGCAATGCGTGACGACCCCTATAATTATGTGGTAGGATACGACAGCGACCGGACTTTCTGGGACGCCTTCTTGCTTATGAACGAGGAGTTACCTGATGTCCTGCCTCAAGAAAACAGTGGCCCTACTCTGTCTGAGCGCTTCCGCCGCTCACGCCGATCCGACGATGACGGGCCTGAACCAGTCAGCCCAGACAATCCTTAACCAGCTTTCTGCCGCGCAAAGTCTGACTGCTGGCGCTACCTACAGCGCCAGTCAGGGCGATATTCTTGTGCCGGGTGTTATGCAGACTGCCGCCGTAACTGAGCAGATGCGCCTCGACTACAACTCCGACATTCAGGGGGTGATCGACGCGACCTACTACAGCGCCGAGATGTTGTTTCAGGATCAGCACGAAGCAGCGATGGCAAATCTCGATACGGCTGTCGATAACCTCGTTGCCGCAACTGCGGTTTTGATGGAGGTGCAAGCCGTCGCCAACATGGCGGCTAACGCTGACACGGTGACTGAGCAACTGGCTGTGCAGGCTGTGCTGACCAACAACGACATGACCATTACGGCGGCGGACGTGAGCAACTACAATACGGCCCTTGGCGCTGTGCAATCCTACGCCCGCGAGGCTGGTGCCTTCTTGGCAGCGTCACGCAATGCCAGCATGACCAGCACGGTGGACAGCTACGCGGCCAACACCAGCACCAGCCTGTACGGGGCCACGGTTGCCTACTCGGCCACGGCTGACATCATCAACGTGAGTGCCGCCAACGCCTTCGGTCTGGGCTTCCAAGGTATGCTGCAAAGCAACATGGTTTCGGTCGAGGATGTCTACGCTGCGGGCTACGGTTCGTGAGCGAAGAAGCTGAAACCAACGGCCTGCGGATCGCTGGCTTTGACGTGAAAGGCTGGTGGCTTGCCGCCGCCCTTCCTGTCTTGTCTGGTATCAGCGGCACGATCTACTATGCCTACGATGTCGTGAACCGTTTCTGGGCTGTTGAGGAGAGCGTCGATGGGGTCTTGGGCGTCGAGAGCCGGGTGCAGACTCTGGAGCAAGCGATCCAAGACAACGATGTGCGCGGGCTTGCCCCCAAGTTGTCGGCAATCTCGACCCAGATGGGGACGATCCTTGAGCAACAGAAAGAGTTGATGGCGCTGCGGTCGATGGTCGAGAAGTCAGACAGTGTCACCAGCAACCTCCAAGGTAAGCTGGAGAAATACGACGCCGAGATCGAAGACTTGTGGAAGGCTATGGACGATCTGATAAGGAACCCGATGCAATGATGAAAGTCGAAGCCTTAGTCTGGGTAGCATTCGTCGCCGCTGTTGGGGCGATTTTCTACCTGTCTGGAGACGGTTTTTACCGCTATCCATGCCAAGACCCAGCCAACTGGACTGCCTTAGAATGCACCCCGCCGATTTGCCTGCGCACTGGTATGTGCGCCACTGACTTGACTGGAGCCTTGGAATGAGCAAGCACGACCCTGACATGATGGAAGCCAAGCTGCGCTACTTCATTGGCGTAGCCCTGACTGTGATTTTGGGCGGAGTCATCTTCGCTATCCTCTACAGCTTAATTTTCGTGACGCAGCCCCTCGGAGACTCTAGCGAGAACGACCGCAAGTTTTTCGAGCTTCTGACTCCTATCGCCAGCTTCATCGTCGGCGCACTGGGTGGAGTCATGGCTGCGGGCAACAACCGTAACAAAGGCGGCAGCGACGAGACCCCGCCGACACAGGAGTACACCGAATGATCGGACGCATGGTTGGGATGCTTGTTGGCCGCAAGCTCAAGGAAAAGGCCGTCGATGCAGTGCTGGACAAGGTGAACCTGCCTGACCCGGTGGAGAACGCGATTAAAGTCGCTGCCACTGGCAATGTCGGCGACCTGCTGGGCGGCATGGGCAAGGACATGGCCAAAGAAGCTGTGCTTGGCGCAGTCATCAAGAAGGGCAGAAAGAAATGAGTTTGCTGACTGTAGACCAGCTGCGCGCCATGATCCCGACCAACAAAGAAGTCGAGGAGTGGTGCGAGGAGCTGAACAAGGCGCTACCCAAGTACGACATCACGACCGACGAGCGCATTGCCGGGTTTGTCAGTCAGTGCGCCCATGAGAGCATGGATTTCACCGCCATGTCCGAGAACCTGAACTACCGCGAGGAAACGCTGAACAAGGTCTTCCCGCGCTATTTCGGCCCCGGCAAGCGCAACGCTGCTGAGTATGCCAAGAACCCTGAGAAGATCGCCAACTACGTCTACATGGACGAGTTTCGTTCCTCAAAGCTGGGCAACACGCAGCCCGGTGACGGCTGGCGTTTCCGTGGCCGTGGCCTGAAGCAGTTGACTGGGCGGGACAACTATACTCGCTTTGCCAAAGACTACGGCATGACTGCGGAAGAAGCTGCTGCGTGGGTGGAAACCAAGGAAGGCGCGCTGGCGTCGGCTCTGTGGTTCTGGAAAACCAACAACCTGAACCCGATTGCTGACACTGGCAACGTGGCTGCGCTGACTAAGAAGATCAACGGCGGCGACATCGGTTTGGCTGATCGGCAAGCCCGTTACGCCAAGGCGATGGCTGCGCTGGGCGGCAAAGTCAGCGCCGCTGCGCCAGTAACGACGGCTGTCTCAGAGACGCTTCGTCGTGGCTCCAAGGGCGATGCAGTCAAGAAAATGCAGGCGAAATTGGGTCTGACTGCGGACGGAGACTTCGGTCCCGGCACCGAAACTGCACTCAAAAAGTGGCAGTCAGCAAATGGTTTGACTGCTGATGGTGTCGCTGGCCCTAAGACATTGGCTAAACTGCTCGGCTGATGTATTCTGCGCCCAACAGGGAGCCTCGACATGCCTCTAATCCCCATCGACCTGAAGCCCGGTCTCTACAAAAACGGCACAGCCTACAGCGGGAAACTGCGGTGGGCTGACTCCAATCTTGTCCGCTGGAAAGACGGGGCGATCCGCGTCATTGGTGGCTGGGAACGGCGGGAGAATAGCTCTGGAGTCAACATTGCTGCTCTGTTTGCAAACGCCACTACTGAGGCTCCGCGTAATATTATTACATGGACGGACAACAATGGTGTGGCGCAAATTGTCGTAGGTACGAACAAAAAACTCTACCACATCGACACCAGCGGCTTAGTCACCAACATTTCTCCGTCTGGATTTACAGGCGGGTCGAAAGACTCTGGTCTTAATGTAGGTTACGGCACCTACGCTTACAGTGATGCCGCTTACGGTACTCCGCGTACCGCTGAAGGCGCGCTGCCGACGCCCGTACCGTCGTGGGACTTCGCTCTTTGGGGCGAGAACCTCTTGGCGCAATTTCGTGGCGACGGCGACCTTTATGAATGGGTTCCCGGTACAGCAGCGGCAGTCGCCATTGCCACTGCTCCGACCGACATGCAGGACACTATCGTTACGGACGAGCGCATTGTGTTGGGCATCGGCGGCACTGGTACGCCACGCTTGGTGCAGTGGTCTGCCTCTGAGGATAACACTGACTGGACGCCGTCTGCGACCAACCAAGCAGGCTCGCTGACTTTGGCTGGCGTGGGTCCGCTTCTGGCAGTCACGCAGATTATGAACGAAATTTTGATCCTCGGTCAGAACGAAGTCTACGTCGGTCGCTACCTTGGCCCGCCTTACGTCTATGGCTTCGACCGCGTAGGCGACAACAACGGCCTCTTGTCGGCCAACAGCCTCGTAACGACTGCGCGCTTTGCTATGTGGTCGGCAGAGCGGAACTTCTGGCTCTACGACGGCTCGCTGAAAAAGCTGGAGTCCGACATCATCGACTTCTTCTACGACGACATCAGCGAGACCGAATACAGCAAGACCTACAGCTTCACCGTCCGTGACTTCAACGAAGTCTGGTGGCTTTATCAGTCCAAGAGCAGCACGACGACGGAGCCTGACTCCTACGTCTGCTACGACTACGCTCTCAATCACTGGACCAAAGGCAAGATCGACCGCGCTGTCGGCATCGACAAGTCAGCAACCTCGACGCCGTTGATGGTCTCGCCGGGTGGTCTGGTCTACAACCATGAGCTTGAGCATATCTCCATTGTAGACGGCGACGCTCCTTACTGCGAGACCGGGCCTATTGAACTCGGCCAAGGCGACCAGCAGGCGTACATCGACTACCTCTATCCTGACGAGGCCGTCGCAAACAACGTGGCAATGACGATCAAGACCAAAGACATGCCGAACCTGACTGAGCAAGTCTTCGGTCCTTATACCATCTCCAGC